CCAAGGCCAGTGACACACTACAAGTTCCGCCACCTGCACTAAAAGAAATCCCTGCAGATTCGACGGCCAGTCAAGTGTTTGATATTGTAATCGAAAACTATGGTACATACAATGAAGTTGCTAATCAACTATCTGGGTGGCAACAATGGTACGTTGAGCAAAAGAAAATATTTGACGGAGTGAAATAATGTTGTCTCATTGGTTTGATAATAAAGTAACCGCAGATGAAATAATGTATGCTATTCTAGCAGTGGTGATCACCACTGCTATCTATGCCTTATATAAATTAAATAATGACAAAAAGAATACTATCAGTATTATTGATTTGGTTGCGGTCAACGGTAGATTAAATGAACGCAAACTTAGCAGATTTGGTGCCTGGGTAGTTAGTACTTGGGGATTTGTTTACTTGATTATGAACAGCCAATTAACCGAATATTATTTCATTGGATACATGGGTGCTTGGGTAGCAAATGCATTAATTGGCAAAGCGATTAAAGATCCAAACGGTGAAGAGAACCCGACTGTAAAAACAGATTGAGATCAAAAAAAAATACACGCCGACAACCCTATTAGAAGATATACCTTGCGTGTAAATCAAGGTAATGATACATATAGTTGTTGCTGGCGTTTATGTCCGACCCTGCCGCTACACCCACAGTCCAATTACCACTGATGTCAAAAGAATAGGGACCGAAGTCCCTATCTACTATTTTCTGTTTCTAATCATAGTTGATCAAAGCAGTGATTAAACTGCTAAAGTAGCTTTCACTGTACGAGCAGAGAACTTTACGTTCTTGCCTGAAACAGTTACTTCGCCTGTAGATGTTTTTGCATTTACAATATTTGCTTGATTTATACGGTCATCGCCTACCGATTCCTAATTATTCTTACTTCCTACACAATCGAAAGGATTATACACCCCCATCAAAAGCATACTGTTTTCACCCTCTTAACTTCACGCTGGGTAACGCATCACAGTATGCTTGTGGTGGAGGTGGCGGGCACCACTCCGCGTCTTGCATAGCTTTCAGTCTAACTTCAGACAGAATTCTTATATAACATACTTATCTCACGAAGCTCGTCTTTATATTTTAAGCGTCGTTCTTTACTATTTACACCTTCGTCCAAATTTACTAATTTACCGCCCGAAGCTATTAGTCCGAACATATCGATTAATTTAGATTCTAATATTAATGCTTCCATCTCAGTAAGTCCAGATTTTAATATTTTAACAGATACTTCCTGCCCGAACTGCTGAAGTTTTTGTCTTACTTTACGATGCGTCTCGTTGCGGTTTAAATCGTAAGCTCTATCGCCAACACCCTTGCCTACATAGAACGGAATTAACTCCATTCCTAATGTCGCCGCAAAAGTACTGATACCGTTTTTGCCTATAGCAATCTTTTTAGAAGGTTCCGAATGTGTATAGACATAATAAATCGGGTTTGGATCTAAATCTAAATGACGATACAAGTCGCTGATATCGGTATTGTATATCTTTCGACAAGCTTCAAATACAGAACGGACTCTTTGCTTTTTAGAGCCGTGTGTTAATATTCGAAGTTCGCCTATATTACTTTTAAGTTGATTAATTAGCTTTTGGCAATCTTCTACAGAATCTAAATCGACCTCAAAATTCTTTACTCTCATACTACTATTGTAGCAGAAAACGAATTAAAAGTCAACCTAAATGGTCCGCAGGATTTAACCCCTGCGTCCACGTTACAACAATTCTTTACTGCGGAACAATGTTTGATGCTTGCTTGCCTTTTGGGCCTTGCACGATATCAAAAATTACCGCTTGATTCTCTTTAAGTGTTTTAAATCCACTTCCACCGATTGCTGAGAAATGTGCGAACAAATCTTCACCACCGCCATCGGGGGTAATAAAACCAAAACCTTTTGCGTCGTTAAACCATTTTACTTTACCAAATGCCATTTTACTATACTTCCTTTTAAAAAAATTATTATACTACTGATCATTATCAAGCCAATCTTTTAACTCAATTAACAGATATATTCCAACAGAACCGAGAATAAAAATAGCCAACCATATCATGATTATTAATTATAACCCTTGACAGCTTTGCCGTCAACCTTTGGATTACCTTTTGCATGAGCATCGAGTAATTTAGAACGATCGCGCTCTTCCGGTAACGGACCACAACCTAATCTTGTCCATTCTGCTTCAGAATAGTAATACTGCACTACAGGTTTCTTTTGCTGTTCCACGGTCAAGTATTTATCTTGTTTGGTGGTCCGGGTAGGACTTGCACCCACACTCCCCAAATTATGAGTTTGACGCTTTTCTATTTAAGCTACCGGGCCATCTTTACTACTCAAGTAGTATAACACTATGGGGTATAATTGTCAATAAATTTTTTAAGATCGCCGTATAAATTAGTCATCATGGCTTCTTTGCTACCAAAGAATACTATTTGTATTGGCATCATTTTTTTAGTTACAATATAATATGGTTGCTGTAATTTTTGATCCAAGGCTATTATTAGTTTTGAATTAAGATCAAATGGCTGTAATTTATAATCGTAGTGTTTGAGTTGTAAGTGGTTAAGGAAAATATCAAATCCATTAGTGGTAAGACGCATGCCACCACTTTTTCTGAGATTATGCCACCATGTACGCATGGCCTGGTCAACCGTGATACCAAGCTCGGTATCTAGTTGTTGAACTAGTTCTTCAGTAAGCTTCTGTTTATTACGCACATCAAGGATAAACCTGTTGGCCTTGTGTTAATAATACCACAGTGAACTTGTCGGTTTTAAATTGTGTGTTTAGTTTGCGGGCCAAGTTCTTGGCATGACCTGGATTGGAGAATGAAACCTTTTTATACTTGGGCCCGGGATATTGTACTAGCATATTTGAGGTTTTGAGGTTGATCGGTTTAGCATCATAAAACACTGCCCATACACCCTCTGATGCCAAAACTTGCTCAGTCTTATACGTGGCTTTGTTAGTGTGTTCAACTATTATGCTAGGTTTTGGTCTGGACATTATAATACTCCTATATTTTATTTATCTAGAAATATAGGTGTATTTAGAATGTACCCCCATCCATTTTCACTGTGATTACTTGATCTTCTTGTGTGATAATTGCTTGTTCCCGTAGGGTTTGCAGGTCTATTAGCAGTCGTGTAATGTCAGCATGTAGGTCCTTGGCATCTGTCATACTCATGACAAAATCCTTTACACCGCGGGCTTCTTGCCCACGTACACGATCAACGAACTTGGTTAGATGCATTGTCATGTGCTTCGTCCTCTGAGTTAAATGGACCTTGATAGGGATAGCGTTGTAGTACAATTAACTTTGGTGCTTGCACTATTTTCCAGTGTCGGCCCTTGCGTACATTGTACCATCCAGCTGCAATCCATGATTTACTTTTAGCTGTTTGAGTATACACCGGCAATTGTTGACTAACGTCCCACATAGGATTGTAAACTCTTCCGGTGACCGGATACCCGTGAACCCGATCAACTGTGACCTTTGGCTTGGTAAGTTTGACCGGTGCTTCAAATTTGATGTCAATGTGTCGAGTTGCCATGCGAATTGTTTTGTACTGTGTAATCTGGTTATCAATTTTAACTTGGTAACCACCATTGCAGGCCTCGATGTTACCAATTTTTTCGTTATCTTTTTGTAAAATCCAAAACTGCTTATCTATAACTGGTTTTGCTATTAGTGTCATGTGCTACTCCTTTTCGACATTCGTCTGTTATTTCTTTTGGCACGTCCGGGTGCCACCCACCGATTAATAATCGGCAATCAAACCTATTTGATTTAATTGAATCATCACGTACTCCGGTAATGGTTATAATACCTATAATAAGAATTGTAGAAATTCCTATCATGACAATATTACGCATTTAACACACCTTTGTAGGTTTCATTCAACCACCGGCCGAAGCTGTCAGCCGCCTCGCTACATTTATTCAATTCATACTTGCCACAGAATTGCATAAATCTTACACCAACCTGCCCAATATCCTTGTGGCTAACCTGCTCACGTATTGTGGCATCTACCAACTCTTTAATCTCTTGTGGCTGTGCTGTTAAATCAATTAATTCACGGTTGCGTTTGTAATCATCTAATACTTTATGTTCTACTCCATCCGGATCTGTCCATCTCTGTAACATTAAATTATTGTAGAAGTATCCTTGTTTCTCTCGATCCGCATACGCTTCTTGTAATCCAACCTTGTTCTTAGTTCCCTTAGTACGAACACCTGGGTAGGCTGAGAACACATTGTCTGACGAATCGCCACGCATACACTTCTCGAAGAGTAGCCATTTTGGGTCAGGGATTTTTTTAGGTTCTTTAGTTTTTTTATCGATAACTGCTTTACCTTTAGCATCGAATATTCCTTCTATGGTGTGTAACTCATCAGTAATGCCATTGTATTGTTTAACATTTTCAGCAAGTAACTGTACAAAATCAGTATCGCTTGAAATTACTACATGTTCGTCTTGGGGGTGTAAAGCAATCCAGCGAGCTATGATATCGTCACCTTCTGCAGTCGGACAACGTATTACACTACAGTTGGTCCTCTCACTCAAGTATTTAGTCAAAGAATCATATCCGGCCCAAAACATATTGTTTTCTTCTTGTTCTGCTTCTG